GGCCGCCGTGATGCTGACTGGGACTTCGGAACTAACCCTTGTTCTGAAATTATCCTGCGGCCCAATCAGTTCTGTAATCTGAGTGAGGTTGTGGTACGGCCCACCGATACCTACGAAACTCTGTTGAATAAGGTAGAGATCGCAACCATCATTGGTACCCTTCAAGCTACGCTTACTGACTTCCGGTATCTACGGGCCGTGTGGCGCCGCAACACCGAAGAAGAAGCTCTCTTGGGCGTTAGCCTGACTGGCATCCTTGATCATCCCGTACTGTCCGGTAAGAAGTCTAAGATGGACGGCAAGACCCTGCCTGAGATTCTTGAAGGCCTTAAGCAACATGCAGTAGAGATTAATGCTGATTGGTCCCAAAGGCTAGGCATCAACCAGTCTGCAGCCATCACCTGTGTTAAGCCCAGTGGTACGGTAAGCCAGTTGGTTGATAGCGCATCTGGGATTCATGGGCGCTTCGCTGAGCATTACATTCGACGGGTCCGGGCAGACATGCGAGACCCCCTGTGTGGAGTCTTAGAAGCCGCTGGAGTGCCGTCAGAGATTGATGTTATGTCCCCTACTACCAAGGTCTTTAGCTTTCCTAAGAACGCTCCTGGGAACGCTGTGTTCGCCTCAGACCAGACGGGCATTGAGCAGCTAGAGATTTGGGATACCTATCAGAAACATTGGTGTGAACACAAGCCGTCCATTACTGTCTACTACCGTGACAACGAATTCCTGCAGATCGGTAACTGGATGTACAATAACTTTGATGAAGTCTCTGGGGTTAGCTTCCTGCCCTACAGCGACCATACTTATCAACAGGCCCCCTATGAGGCCATCACCAAAGAACAATACACTGAGCTTCTAAAGCTTCAGCCCACGATTGTTGACTGGGATATTGTCGAGGAGTCTGATGTTACTGAAGGGTCTCAAGAGCTAGCGTGTGTGGGTGGTGCCTGTGAACTACCATGATGAATTAACACACTTGTGCAACAGGTTTGGTGTTGTCTGTAAAGAATATGGGGCTTCAGGGAAGATGGTCTCTGGCCCCATCACAAGCCAAGCATTAAAACCAGTTGACTTTTGCCCCGTGTGTGGGTTAGCATCTAGGGCACGGGTACAACGACTTATTGAGGAAATTAGCCATGATTAACCCGGACGATATTATTAATACTATGCTTGATTATTATGAATCAGATATAAATAAACATATCATGAACATTGAGATTATGTTACATAATCCCCTTGCGTTCCATGATCACGATAAGTTTAATGAGGCCGTTGAGAATCAGTTAGACTTGATCACTGAATCCAAGGATCGGAAGGATGCGCTTCTGTTGGTGCGGGATTTTCTGAATGACGAGGTGCCTTTTGCGTGAAGGGAACCTAATAGGCTTTAGAATTTTCTTTGATGATACAGGCACCCTTATGTCCGAACTAAGGCGCTTGCCGCCGGAAGATGTTCAGAAGGTCTTCAAAGACCCTTACGACCAGAAGATGATACAGACCATCTTGTCTAAGGTTATGGAGAACTTTGAAGACCTTCACGATAAGATCGAAGTTGAACTAGATGCTCTTAACCACGCCTTGCGCGAGCAGTCTTAGCTGCAATCTTAGGAGGTTGCTTTGAGTGTTGCTTACCGGCTTTGGTATCAGCCCGCTTCTTGCGGGTGGTTGCTGCATATTCAGAGGACGTTAGAGACTCTCGGGCCTTCTTGGGTAGGTATCGCTCACCTGATGCTTTAGGACCCTGGGTACTGGGTTTCCCTGACTTTGTGCCCCACTCCTCTTTTGTCCATTTCTTTAAGCTTTTTTGTGGCTTTCTTAAGGCCATTATTTGTAACCTCCGCCTTTTTCTTTGTAGGCTTTCGCCAGCATTTGGGCCTTTCGTGCTGACCATTGTCCGGCTTTTCCGCCTTTGTCACCGGCTTTAATTTGTTCGAAGAGGCGTTTCCGCATAGTCGGCTTTGTATAGTTACCAGCTTCATTGACTCGGCTTTCTCCCCCCTTGCTTTTTGTTACACGTTTTTTCATTACCATTTCACCTTGTCAGCCCAATAGGCTGCACTCATCTTACCCTTCGCAATGTTCTTAGCGTGTCGAGCTTTGAACGATGCCCTTTTCTTCTTCATGGCCTCAGACTCACCCGCCTTGGGTTTCCCCGCAGTCTTAGCGCCCTGCTCACCAAACCGGATTACCTTTTCTTTACCGCCTTCACAGGCCTTAACCACATGGGATTTCTTGGGGTGCCCTGGAGTCCGCTTAGGTTTGTTACACGGCATCTTGCTTTTATCTACACGATTAGACATACTCACCGCTCCTGATCATGTGAGTGACTTCAAGGGCCCTGGTACCTACCTGCTTGGCCCAGCGGCTGTCAAGAAACTCTACTGCAGCTTCTTGATAGTTACCGGCCTCCATAGCCGCCAGAGCCTTTACAAACTTCTTCAAGCGAGGAAGGCCTAGGTTAAACACCAAGTTGATCATAGCGTCCCTGCGGGCCTCACAGAGGTTCCTATACCACGGGAAACTAGCATCCAGTTCCTCAATGCAACGATTAACATCATTCTGCAATAGGTATTCAATCTCGTCGTGAGATAGCCCAAGGCCTACGTTCTTATCAACACAGCGGCCAACACCAATGGTGGCATAGCCTAGGTGGTCATCGTATACATAGTGCTTGACGCCTTCATGGCGCTTGAGCATGTCGAGTAGTTTTTGCATTTAGTCCTCTTGATCGCCTACAAAGAATGGAACAGCCGCAGTAGAAGTAGCTGCCCTTCTAGCAACATCTTTATAGTCTTGAGCTAAAATTTCAGGATTATCTTTGATGTATTCCAATATCTTGATGGTTGCAGGAACAACATCATTCAAAGCAGTTTCGTATTTTGTAGGGTCTTTGTTAATGATTTTATCCAGTTCTTTATTCATTCCCTTGAAATATTTTTCTTCAAAAGCCTTACCAGCTTTCTCGCCCCCTCGTTTAACGGCTAAATTATAGACCTCATTAAAAAGTTTTTTAGCTTCCTGAGCTTCAGCAACAAAATCCCTTCGCTTAAATCCGCCAATAAGACCAGTCTTAAAGTTCTTACTGATCATCGGTTGAACCGTTAGCAAGGATCGTCCCCGAATAGGATCAATGTCTTTGAAGATATCGTGTTTATCAGACACCATTGAGAACACATCTCCAGTCCTAGTGTTCACGGCACTAAAGACATTTACCCCTCCGATTTCTTTTGCTACTGATGAAACATAGCTTTCTTTGATGTATATGAAATCATCAGGGCCTTCAACAAAATTTACTTTCTCTTTTTTAAGATAGGACTTTAAAACTTCTGGTGGTATAGACTCAAGAGAGTCCACAGGCTCTTGACCATTTTTCTTTCTTTGTTGATTATAAAAAGCAAGCATCTTTTTTTGCGCACCACCTCGTCCACCTTTAGGGGGAGCTAGTAACAATTTTAGTTTTTTAGCGCCTTGTTCGTAGCCGGTTGTAAAAAGTTCATCTCCTAAATTTTGAGGACCGTCAGGTCTTTTATAGACTATAAAAGTTTCGTCTGGTTTTTTAACTTCCCAGGCTTTAAATAGATGCTCAATTGCATCTTCTTGTACTTTTGTAGGTACAGCCTTTCCAACATTGCCGCCCTCTTCAATCGATGCAAACACATTACGCTTAAAACTTGCATCATCGAATGCGTCATCGTATCCATATTCATGTACCATAACTAGTGGATTTCGATCATGAATAAGGCCAATTTTTTCACCGCTCTGAAGACCGATGTAGCGCCCAGTAAGTATTTCTGCAAGAGCGTCACCAACTTTAAGCTTAGACTTTTTAGCTAAGGCCTTTACAGCCGTAGAGATTTTAGCGGGCGAAAGACCCGTAGTTCTCCTAACAGCGCTGTACCCTGGCCCTAGTGCTTCAACAACAGCCCCAGGAATCCTCTTTCCAAAAGCCTCACCAGCGAGTAAAATCTTATTTAAGGCAGTAGCCGTTGCACCATAAAAACCTGTAATATTTGTGTCTACAGATGAAGCAGTTCGATTAACGCCTCGTTCAATTACTTTAAACGCAGGGACAACACCAAGGATTTCTACGATGGCTAGTATGTTTTCTGCTGATCTCGGGTTTTCTTTAGCCCAAGTTGCAAGTCCCTGAGCTGCCTCGGTTTCAGAAATAGCCTGAGCAGCCTCATCCAAATATGGAATATATTCAGCAACACCACCAATAAGATCAGCGACAGGGGCAGTCACAAGAGAAATATCTGCGGCAGCTAAACGAGCGCCACGCTCTGCTTCGGTGATCTCTCCTTTTTCGTAAAGCGCGTTAGTTTGATTACGTTTTTCTTTAAACTCTTCCCACTTATCGTCCATGTAAGGAAACATAACGCCTTCAGAAAAATCTTGTGCCAGTTTAGCAGGAGTACCAACAACAGCCATAGTATTGTTGAAGTAACGTTCCGTGTCTGATATTTCTCCAGACTCAGAAAGCTCTTTGTTTCTTTCAAACTCAGACTCTAAATCTTCACCTACGCCTTGAACATAATTAACTGTAGCATTGGCTGCGCTTTCAATAGGTTCAAAATTAACCTCGCCTTCTGTTTGAGGATTAAACCCTCCGGGGATGTTAGCCATAGAAGCAACGCCCCTGAACTCTTCACGAATATTAGAATCTCCAAAGAGTTTTTCAGTTATGGCTGAGCTTAAAGCATCAAAGAATCCATCCTCTTCTTCCTCAACGCCACCACCCTCGACATACCCCCGCCGTTGGCGGCTTTCCTGAGGCGTAAAGAACGTAGCATCTCCAGAGCTGATCATATCCATGATCTGTTGCTCTGCCTCTTGGCGATCTGCTGCAGGCAGATTGAACCCTCGCTTGTTGTTCTCAACGTCCATAGGACCGCCCTTGAAATCTAACTCAAGGACTTCACGGGCATTGATAGCAAACTTAGTCAGGCTAGGGTAG